TAGCATCTCTTGCTCACCAAATTCAATACTGGACTTCTTCTGAAAATGTAACGGATAAAACAGTCGAGACTATTCAATTGTATTACGACACAGCATAATCTATCATCTATTTATCGTATTTTTTTTTGCAATTTAAAAAAAAGTATATGTATGAATCTTGAATTGAAAAAGTTTGATATGAAAAGTATTAGCTTTAAGCCGAACGAAAGTAAGGGGCCCGTCGTTGTCCTACTCGGGAGACGTGATACTGGGAAATCATTCTTGGTTCGCGATTTGCTCTATTACCATCAAGACATTCCCATTGGAACGGTGGTGGCGGGGACAGAAGAGGGAAACGGATTTTACGGAAAACTTGTTCCTAAATTGTTTATTCACAACGAATACAATATGGCAATCATTGAGAATATCTTGAAAAGACAGCGTCAAGTGTTGAAACAGATTAAGAAAGAAATGGAAACCTTTAAGAGAAGCAATATTGATCCCCGTGCATTTGTTATTCTGGATGACTGTTTGTATGACGCTACATGGACTCGTGACAAGATGATGAGATTACTTTTCATGAACGGACGTCACTGGAAAATCATGTTAATCATCACAATGCAATATCCTCTAGGCATTCCCCCTACCTTGAGAACCAATATAGATTTTGTTTTTATTTTACGAGAACCTTACATTGCAAATCGAAAACGCATTTATGAGAATTATGCGGGAATGTTTCCTACTTTTGAGTCATTTAGTCAAGTCATGGACCAATGCACTGAGAATTATGAGTGTCTAGTCATTAATAATAATGCAAAATCTAACAAATTACAAGACCAAGTGTTCTGGTATAAGGCGGAAAATCACGGAGACTTTAAATTGGGGTCAAAAGAGTTCTGGGAATTGTCAAAAGGCATTGGTTCAGATGACGAAGACGAACAATATGACCCAAATAATGTGAAAAAGAAAGGACAAGGGCCTAAAATAAGCGTGAAGAAGACAAAATGGTAATAGAATTAGATGTAGTAAATCTTGCTTTTTAAATGCAACAATTTTGCTTTTAATTATAAAAGCATACAATACAATTTAAAGAGTAAACTTTCGATAATATACAAATGCAAGAAACTCTAGACATAGTCGAATTAATTGAAAATAACCCAATATCTAAACTATCATCAACATATAATAATAAATTATTGATTAAAATTGAAGAAACGTTTACCGATTTTGAACAGCAACTATTTGTTAGCAGTTTTTACTGCTACTTAAATTATGATAAGTCTCGTGATTTTGTAGTTGATTTGAATGATGTATGGAAATGGTTAGGATTCTCCCAAAAATATAATGCAGAGAGAGTGTTAGAGTCAAATTTTAAAATAGGACTAGACTACAATAAACATGCTTCTCATTTAAAAGGAACAAGTTCAGAACAAAAACAACATGGTGGACATAATAAACAAATTGTTATGATGACAATTAAATGTTTTAAGTCATTGTGTTTAAAGGCACAAACAAAAAAAGCAACTGAAATTCATGATTATTACTTAAAGTTGGAAGAAATATTACATGACATTTCTAATGAAGAATCAATTGAATTGCGACAACAATTGCAAATAAAAGATAAACAATTGGAACAAAAAGAAAAAGAGTCAAAACGAGCAATTGAACAAGCAATTATTAATCAATTTCCATTAAATACAGAATGTATTTATTTTGGTACCATTTCAAATAAAAATGATACACAAGAAAAATTAATAAAATTTGGTCATACAAATAATTTGGCATCTAGGGTGTTAGACCATCGTAAGACTTACACTGATTTTAATTTGACAGAAGCATTTCGTGTTCATAATAAAGTCGAAATTGAAAATTTGATAAAAACTCATTCTATAATTAAAGGCCAGATTCGCAGCATTGAAGTAAATGGAAAGTTAAAAACAGAAATTATTGCATATAATGAAACACATTTTACTATAAACAAACTAACAAATCTTATTCAAGAAATAATTCGCACAAGAATGTATAGTGCCGAAAATTTTGATAGACTTATGCAAGAAAATAATTTTTTAATACAAAAAAATGAACAATTGATTATTGCCAACGAGCAATTAACTCAACAACTAACAAATGCACACAATGATATTGAAAAATTAAAAGAACAAAATTTTAAACAAACTGAAATTCTTACCGCAATTGAAATAGAAAATAAGTCTATTTATAGTAATACTCCAATTTTAGAAAATGTCATGACATGTAAATTTAATGAGTTTATTGAAACAATGTGTATTGTTAGATACGATGTAGAAGAGTCATCTTCTAACATGGAAGGGCAATTTAGAATATGGTTAAAAGAAAAACCAAAAAAGGAAACATTTCATGCATTCAAACAATATTTAGATACGAGATTTCGACCAGCTAGATTATCAACTCAGTTGGAAGGAAACGTTTTATATGGATACATTGGAGTTAAATTAAAACCGATTGAATATGTTAAAAAATATATAGATAATGATATAGAAACTTTTTTATTTCAAGTTTGTCGATTTTCTCCAACTGGAAAAATGTTAAATTCTGAATTATTAACAGAATATAAAAAATGGAAAATTAAAATAAATAAGCCAATATCAGATGATGATGTGAAAGAGTTAAAAAAATATTTAAATTATTGTGAACACACCGTAAAATCAACAGTTTGGACTAATAATGAATCAAATGAAGGATATTATGGAATTTCTTTAAGAAGTGAAGAATACAAACCAAAATATGCATCAACAACTGGTAAAAAAATAGAGAAAATTGAAGTTTTAACTGGTGTTATTTTAGAAACATGGGATACAATTGCAAAATCGGCTATTTCAGAAGGAATTTCCGCCGCTAAAATGTCAAGAAGTGTAAAAAATGTAGTTATATTTAAAGATTATTATTACCGAATCAAACTATAATATAGTTTTGATAACTTCGTGAGAAAGGTTGAGAAACGATTTAAACACTTTTCATTTATTTGTTTATGTCAAAATTTATAAAAAATATTCCAAAATGTGTAGACTGCAAACACTTTTTTTTCACAGAAAAGAATGCATTTTCAACATCTAAATGCAAACAAATTATTTACAATAGTGCAGACACTAAAAGGAATAAATTTGAATATTCATACATTGCTCGAAGTGAAGAGAAATTGTGTGGCCCACTTGGAACAAAATTTGAACCTAAAAATAAAAAATAAGATAATATAATTCAATTATGCATTATATTATTTGTTATGTTTTTCTACGCTTATAATTTTTTCTTTTTATAGTTTTTTTATTTTTTTTCTTTATAAAAACTCCACCTTTAATATCATTTGACCTCATGCTACGTGTTTCTCGACTTTGTTCAGTTGTCTCATCAGACAATCTTTCTGCGTCTAAAATACTTACATCTGGCATGTCTCTACATACTGGATAATATAATAGAGAAAGTGATTGATTTGATATATGATTGCACAATTGAAGTAATTGGCTAATTAAAAGTTCATACTTTTGCATAAATTGTCGTTTAAAATCAATAAATGGCATTATTTCATTATTTTTAAAAATGTTTGTGTGTATACTTTGTATTGTTGGATATATTGAATTTTTAAAAATATAATTTATATTATCCTTTGATATTACATTTTCACCATTTATTTGTTTTAATTTTATTGAATGTTTTACAAAAACATTAGTGGTTTTATTTGAAAATAATCCAGAATTAAATAAATTTATAGTTCTATCTGGCATTTCAAAATCAGTTAATGGTGTATAAATTCCATCTACAAATTGGTCAGATGGATGTGTTATATGTGAGTTTTCAATAAAATTGTTAAGTTTTGGCGATGTTATATAATTATCATTTGTAAAAAATTCCCAATTTGATGGATTTGAAAATAATTTAAAAAAATCAATTGCCTTGCTAAATGCTTTTTCTGGTCGACTTATATGTCCACATCTTACTTTTTTAACAAGAATAACATTTGAATTATTTGTGCTTTGACGTCCGATTGATGCACCATGACCTAGACAAAAATACATGGACTGGGGGGGTGATGAAGATTGTGTGTTTATAAATGTAGGTCGTAACATTGTATTAAGTCAATATAAAATATTTAATTCTTGCCAAAGGAAGAATCATTGTAGTTTTTAGAGGATGCTTTTTGTTTTAAATAAGTAGTATAATTTGAACTATCGTAAACGTATTTCGCATTGCATGCTCCCGCGGGAACACCAGTTCCATCACAACTACTGCGAACCCCGCCAAGCTTGAGACCACTTAAGCCGGGACGACTGTTCACCGCATTAATGGCACCACAAGAATATCCTACACGTCCTAACAAATCGCCGGCATTATTGACTGCACGAAATGGGGTAATGGCAAGAGAACGTCCGTTTAATTGAGTTTTGTATTGAGTGTTCCAACCTTTCCTTAACATCGTTCGCATTTGAGAAAATTCAGAAGAATTGTCTTTTGTTTGAGTAGGCCTAGGCATAATTCCTTTCATTTATATACAATACTAAAATAAAAAAACTATTAAGGACTGTCGTTGCTAAAAGATTGTTTTGTTTAGAAAGAATTAATTGGTAAATGGTCTGTTAGTAAAAATGCCTCGCCAAATATTGTCCATTGTATAACCATTGTAATTATTTCTACACCCGACTCCATTGCGGTTTTAAATGCTTCTCTATATACTGGGTCTACAATGGATGGTTGAAAACTGCTCACATCAGACCGTTGTATAACATAACACATAATGCAACGTGTGTTAGTTTCTTTTTTGATTAAGGTTAGTTCTTGAATATGTTTTAATGCACGAGGACTTACTGTATCTGTTTTATTTTTACGGTATCCGTCTGGAAAATAAGCAATTTTTGAGGTTGGGTCACAATTATCATAACATTTGTTTTTACGCATTTTGGAATCAATATCTTCATAATCTGCAAGTGGCACATTTTTGACTTCCATAATAAAGGGAATGCCATTTGAATCAATCCCGCTAAAATCAAACCGTGAATCTACCTTTCCTTCAATGTAAATAGGCGTTTCTCTTCGATAAGATTGGACATTTGGAAGAATATGCAAATAATTATTTTTTAAAGCATTTTCGGTTAAATCTTCTGCTAGTTTGGGATAAATCCCGACAATCGTTTCTTTCAAGACCGAAAGATAAATGCGATATTCACAGTGTAGTTTTTCATCGTTTTTTGCCTTTTTTACAACAGTTGGAGCCATTAAAATAGATGCTCCTACATCTGCCAATCCACAACATCCTAATGATGCACTGTGTGCTAGAACTGATTGGTCTTCGACTATAACATCTGCAACATAGGGTGATTTTATATATTTGGAAGGACGTTTAGCAACTCTTCCTTCGATTAAATCCTCAATTTTGAATAATAAGTTTGACATGGTTACTTTTAAAATACTTTTACTTTAATAAATAAAAAAGATTTCAATTTTATCAACCTTTAGAAAAGGTTGAATCCAAAAAATATTATTATTTTTAGTTCCCTTATGAACCCATGCTTATAAAAAATATATTGTGGTATCTGCATTTGAAAAATCTAAAAGTTGTTATTCAAAGAATATTATTTTGGAAACCCATATTTAGATAGGAGGGGTCTTAGGGGAACATAGGTTCCCCTATTTAGTGGTCTGTCATAATTCGGGGAGCAACATTCATAGTGATTAATTCTTGAAACAACAATTTGCACGAATATGGAATCTCGACATAAGCAAAGTCTGTGCGGTTGTCGCATGTCTTGCAATGATGAATATGCAACTTGTCATTATATGCAGCAATTAATCCGCATTTCTTGCAAACGTTTACGCTATATTTATCGGATGCATCATATAATCTTCCTCTGGTAAATCTGGCAGCTCCGTGTGATATCATACAATCCTATAACAAATGTTAGTATACGTATCAATAATAATGTAATAATATAACTTACCCTTTCCATTTCTCCAAATCTGAGACCACCATCTCTGCTACGTCCTTCCGCCGGCTGTCTTGTTAGATTCACCATGGGTCCAATTGAACGACTGTGTGTCTTGTCTGAAACCATATGTTTCAATCTCTGATAAAAGACGGGTCCCATAAACACATTGCATTCAATTTGTTCACCCGTTAATCCATTATACAACAATTCATTTCCATTGGCTTCGTATCCTAGATTCAACAATTTTTCACTGATAGACGCAACATCCATTTCGCCAAAACTGGTTCCATCACCAAATAAACCAAGTTCAACCAAAACTTTTCCTAAAAGCGTCTCTTTCAATTGTCCAATCGTCATACGGGATGGAATCGCATGTGGATTGATAATAATGTCGGGTCTTAGACCAGTGCTCGTAAATGGCATGTCTTGCTCGGGAATAATATTTCCAACCGTTCCTTTTTGCCCGTGTCTCGAGCTGAATTTATCCCCAATAACGGGTTGTCTCACTTCACGCAGTCTCACTTTGGCAAAACTGTATCCATCTCCATTTCTGTCTAAATAATTGCGGTCTACATATACATTACCCGTTGCACGGTGAACCTTGCTTAAATCTTCATATTTAATCAATTTGGTGGGGTCATTTCGGTTTTCCTTAATAGGAGCAACTTTGGCGATAATAATGTCGCGATTTTCTAAGGCCGTATTTTCGGGAACAATACCTTTGCTATTCACCTTATCATAATTCGCAAATTTCATTCCCTTCGTTTTTTGTGGGTCTGGTTTGCATCGAATTTCTTCGTCACCATTGATTTTCTGTTTGTCTTCGTCTTTTTCCGTATGATAGATAGTTGCTTGAAATAATCCTCGGTTAATAGACCCTTGATTCACGAGTAACGAGTCTTCTTGATTGTATCCAGTGTGGGTCATAATCGCCACTGTAATATTGCATCCAGATGGGATTTCATTCAGTTTAATCATATTCATAATTCGCGTGTCTACAAGTGGTCGTGTCGGGTAATTCAATACATACGCAGTTTTGTCCATTCGTCCTAGAAAGTTTGTCACATATACCCCCATTGCTTGTTTACCCATTGCACATTGGTATGTATTTCTAGGTGACTGGTTATGCTCTGGAAATGGAATGCACGATGCTAAAATGCCAAACAGTGTGCTCGGATGAATTTCACAATGCGTGTAAGTATGAACCAAGTTTTCGGCAGAGGGTTCCATAATTTGAGGCGGTTTAATGGAAATCATACTGCATGCTTGCTCTTCTGGGTCAATGTATTCCAAAACGGCTTCTCCAATTTTGCAATCAGTAAACAAATCATCCCATGTAATGGTGCCTTCGTCAATGTCATCAATGATTTTTTTTGTTATCAATAGTTTATTCTTTTTCACACGAAATAGAGGTCGCATAATTCGCCCACCATCATTGCACACACGAATTTCCATTGTTTTGTAATCAAATATGATAGAAGTGTAAATGTTAATAATGCCTTTGCTTTTCTTGTCTTTTAATGAATTGTACAATTCAACGGGAGTTAAACTGATTCCAACCCATGCCCCATTAATGAATACCTTTACTTTTCCAAATAAATCAGCGGGAGATTCGACTGCAGAAAACCGAGTTACATGAGGAAGGATGTATTCGTAAAGGGAGATGCTGTTAGATGAAATAGTCACATGAGACATGTAGCTCAGATTTTTGACAATGCCAACAGATTGACCCTCTGGTGTTTCTGCCGGACACATAAAGCCCCATGTAGTAGTGTGCAGTTTTCTAGGAGGAATCAATTTACCGCTCTTATCTGCGGGTGTTGATATTCTTCGCAAATGACTTAAACTGGATACGTAAGTAAGCCGATTCAATACTTGAGCAACTCCTACTTTATTGCTGTTAGTGTGTTTAATCCCAAAGTCGCCAGTGGAAAGAGCTCGTTTGAATCCGTTTTCAATCGTAGAGGATTTAATTAATTTGTAAATATTGGTTTGATTGATAATGTTTTCATAGTCATCTGTGGAACGCCAGCTACCCGTATTGATTTCGCGGATAACTTGTTTTTCCATGTCCTTCACTAATTTGTTTAAATAATTGCGAAACAGATTGTTCAAAGAAGTACCAGTCAAATCAATACGTTTGTTCGCATATGAATCACGGTCATCTGCTTTGGTTTCATTGAAATAAGCCATCAACAATTTATACGCCATGTATCCCATGTAGTAGATTTTTTGTTCTTTCTCCACGCAGTGAGGAAACAAGTCATTGCTGAGAACTTCAATAGTGAATTCCGTCTTTTTTCGGTGGCCCGTTTCCTTATCCATATTGATAGGAGTATACATCGCATGTGTAGTAATGTATGCAACTGCATCTTCCATTGTCAAGCATTTGTTCGCTTCAATAATCGAGGCTTGAAGCATATTCAACATATGCACATGTTTAGACGCATCAATCGATAGCAAGATGTGACTACATATTTCTTTATCTGAAATCACGCCCAATGCACGGAATGCAATAAACAATGGAATCGGCTGTTTAATTCTCGGAATTTGAATTGACATTGGATATCCGAATCCGTTATGTTTAGACGAAATAGTCATGTTGATTTGTTTTGGCGAAATGCACTTTGTGTCTGGAACGGATTTGACTTCTGCTAGCCAGCTATATTTTGTATTATTGTTAGAAACATTAAAGCAGTATACCTTATTTTCAGCTGCACGCTCTTGACCTAGAACTGTTTTCTCAGACCCATTAATAATAAAGTATCCACCCGCATCATACTTACATTCACCCGTCAAACTTGGGTCAATGTGTTTGTATTGCGACAATACACAGATAGAAGATTTCAACATAATGGGCAACTTGCCAATATGTATTTTGGGCATTGTCTTGTAAATAGTTTTTACATTTTCAAGATTTTCTCCACTTCGAACAATAATTTTAATGTTTATATCTACCGTCATAGAGGACGCATACGTAAAGTTGCGAAGACGTGCTTCATGAGGAAACATCATTTTGGTTGCTCCATTGTTTTCATGAATTTGCGGACGATACAAATGAAAATTCTCGAATGTTACTTGCATTTCAAGTGCATATTTATCTGAAACCGCATCAAAATCTTGGTCAGATGTAATTTTTACTGGATTAAACATTTCAATGGTGCGAACTAATTGGTAATTTACAAAGTGGTTATACGATTCAATCTGGTGTCGGACTAATCTGGATAAATGTTGGTCTTTAAAATAAGTCTCTATGATTTTCCAAGGAATTTCTGGAGTAAATTCCACTTCTTCATCTTTACCATCGACTTTCTCGTCATGTTTAAACATTTTGTTAGTATTCATTTCA